CTCGAAATCAGGCAATCGTCACCGTTGACCAAGATCGACGACTCGGACCCTCTTGCTGCCCACTTGGCAGCGCAGTAGCTTGTCAAGCAGAGGAGTGGAAAAGAGAGGTAGGTGCCCATCATCTGCCCGAACGTCACTTGGGAACCGCGTACCGTAGGGTACAACGACTCGCAGGCGAGTTGTTTCACACGACCGGGGATCGATGTGGCGCGCGACAATATCACACCGAGCAAAGCCTCGGTGACATCCAAGCGCAGCCCATCGGTTGCTCCCACCAAGTCCACGGAGGTTTGCCACTCGTGGCGGCAAACACGCTTAATCCGTGAACTTTTGGGTGGTCCCTTCAGCAGCCATCCCGTCCGGGATAGCCTGTCATAGACTGCCTTATGAAGGGGGCCAAGGAGGTCGTACTCGACGGAAGGTATGCCCAGCGGGCGCACCTTCCCGGCACTGGGGACCTCCTTATAGCGGAGCCGAAATCTGCCTTTGACAGAAGAAGGCATTCGACCTCGTCTTGTGGCGACCTGGAACTCAGTCCTGTTACTGTTGCTAGCCCACCAGCCAGAGCCCGTAGTGAGAGGCTCCTCCCTTGCGGAGGCTGATGGTATGAAGCTTTCACAGAAACTGGTGTAGTTCCGGTCCCAACCGACGGGGAAGAAGCGTCGACACTGTCTTCTGCAGAATTCCCGGAAGTGGGGGGTGGCCTCGGGAGGCGTGGCTTGGCAAGCATTGGCCTTCCACGCGGGGAATCCCGAGGGGGGGGGGTGCTTCTCGCAAGTCAGATTTGGGAGCGCGCGTTTAATAGACGATAATGACTGAGCAAAGAGCCATCTATCGTAGCGCCCCAGTCTCACGAGGTGAGGGAAGGGGCCGTCCCAACCGAGCTGGGCTCGGGGGAACGGCAGGGGGAAAGGTTTCTCCCCAGGGGGAGAAAGGAGATGTAGGAGATACTTGCCAAGATCGGCGGGTCCTAGGTCCGGTAGCTCACCTCCAGCGAGGTGGAAGCGAATCCGAACGACCTTCAGGCCCGACCTTATGGTCTCCTTCGTACGACGCTCGTTGACCGAGCAAGTACACCGTACGTTGCAACGGTGCTCGCTGGTCGAGGATCGTACGGTTGGAGAGGGCACCGTCACCGGTTTTATCCCTCCCGACCGTCGTG